CAGCGTGATGAGGCGGTCGAGCTTGCCGAGGTTCATAGCGTCGGCTCCCGTAACAGATTCATCAAATACTGGCAGCCCAGCGGCAACTCGGTGAGGTTGAGCCCCACGGCCACACTCTGGCGGTTTTCGTAGAGGTGGCCCAGCGTGAGCAGCAGCCAGCTTTCGGCCATCGCCTGCTCGTCAGCATTGAGCACGCGGTGGTCGGAATAGCTCGTCACTACGCCGGTAGGCGGCACCGTGGTGGGGTCAGTTATCACCATGTCCACCGGCTCATTGTCCTCGGGCCACCGGCGCTTGCTGTGCACCCGAAACGTACCCACGGCCGCCTTCAGGTAGGCACCTAGCAGCGCGTCCTCATCGGTGGCCGAGGGGTCGAGCTTGAGGTGCACCTTGATGGTGGCCAGGGTAAGGGGCGGGGCGGCAAGCGGCCGGGGCGTGAGCATGGGGCGGGCTATTCTTCGGTTTCGGAATTGGACTCAGCGTCGGCCACCAACTCGGCAAACTTGCCTTCCACTAGTAGCGTGACGTGTTCCGCCGTCAGGTCAGCAGTATTTCCGGGCCAGTAGCCATAGCGGGGGTGGGAGCGCAAAAACTTGATTTTCTGCGTTTCTAGCCCGTTTTCGCCGGATTCGAGCTGATTCTGCTCGTTTTCAGCATCTTTCGCGGTCTTTTCAGCGGCTTTTGCAGCCTTTTGTTGAGCGGTTTGCGACATTGTTGGCAGAGAATAAGGGTAAAACCATAAGCCCGACCAGCCGCAGCCAGCCGGGCTTTTCAGGCGACTTAGGTTGTCACCAGGTCTTTCACGGCCGCAAAAGCCTTGGGCTGGGCAGCTAGCACGTCGTGGAAGGTCTGAATGATGATTTCGACCTGCCCCTGCTTGGCCAGGGTGATGTTATCTACTGTGATGTCGAGGCCACCCCACTGGCCAATCAGTAGCTGGGTCCAATCGCCGAAAATGGCAGCCGAGAGGCTGTTGTTGGTGACGGTGCCCTTGTTGAGGTTGCGCGGCACGTTGGTGGTTACCTGCACGGGATAGCCGTTGAGCTCCCGATTGTCGTTCATCAGGAAGATGCCCGAGCCGGCATCCACCTTCGTGCGCTTCAGTTTCGACTTGGTGGCCACGTTGATGAGGTAGCCGGCCGAGTCAAGGTTGAAGTCCTGGCCTTCTACCAGCGATTCCAGCAGAATGAGCGTGTCGCGGTCGGGCACGCCACCGTTGGCGCCCAGTGCCAGCTGTAGAATGTCGGTGTAGTTGAGGATGCCCAGCGGCTCATCATCTACGCCATCGCCGTTGATGGCAACCCGCTCCAACTCCTGCACGATGCTCTTTTCCAGGTCTTGGCGTAGCAGCGCCTCAATACCCGGCGAGGTTTGCAGCAGGAACTGCTTGCTGCGGCGCACCCAGGTACCCATGCGGTGCGGCGTCAGCTTAGCGTCCTTGAACTTCTGGTTGGATTTGTCGAGCGTTTCAATCTCCCCCTTAAAGGTGGATTTAGCACCCTGCGAGAGCGAGGGTACACCCACGTCGCCTACCAGACCGCCCAGGAACGTGGCCCCTAGCGCCCGCAGTACCGACTTAGGGCGAGCCAGGTCAATGACCGGGCGCACGGTGTCCACGACCTTCACGGCCGAGCCGTCTTCGGGCTGCGTGGGCTGCGTAATCGAGTTGTCACGACGGCTAAGCAGCATTTGCGGAATGCCTACCCCATTCACCTCTTTGCCGGTGGCCCGCGCCTCGGATTCAGCTTGCTGGTGCATTTCGCGCTCAATGCCTTCGAGCGGGGCGCCACCCGCCAGCGAGCGCACGGCTTTGAGTAGCGAATAGCTGGCGATATCGCGTGCCTCTGTGGTGTTGTGGCTGTTGATGGGCTGGGTACGGCCGGCATCGTCCTTGGCGCGCTGCTCAGCTTTTTCGGCGCGCTTGATGTCAGTATCCAAGTCATCGATTTCCTTATCCAGGCCATCGTACTTAGTTTTTTCGTCAGCCGTGAGGCTGCGCGACTCAGGCGCACGCTTACCAGCCTCGGTAAGAATACCCTGCGCCTCGTCAATCTTGGCTTGGCGCTTTTCGCGCAGCTCTTTCAGATTCATAAAATTTTGCAGAAAAAAGGTGAGAGTGAATTAGCGGCGGGCCTTGAGAGCCAGCTGGCGGGAAAGCAAATCGGGGCAGGGACCGGGCTGCGGTGCGGGGTGAGCCTGCTGGTAGGCGTCGTGGCTGCGCTTGGCGGCCGTGGCGTCGGGGTAGGCGGGGCTGGTGACTGGGCAGACGTCGTAAAGCGTCTCGATTTCGAGCACCGTACGCAGCCAGAGGCTGCCGCCGGCCGCGTCTTGCTCTTCCTGCCAGTCGTCTTTTTTGGCCCGAAACAGGAAGCTGCTGCCGTCCAGGTCGCCCCGCTCAATCTTGCGCATCACGCGCTGGTGGTCGGAGTCTAGACCGTCATAGGGGATGCGGTAATTCATGCCGCCGTCCTCGCTACGGGTCAATTCCAGCGTCTTGTTGCGGGTGCGACCCAGCAATTGGTTCGGGTCGTGGTTGAACACGCCAATCACGTCCGATACATCGGTTGCATCGAGCGCACGAGGGTCAATGATTTCCACGAAGCGAAAGCCCGGCCCGCCCAGCGGGTCGCTGCGTTTGCCGCACACGATGGCTTGGCCGACAAAGGCTGCGGGCTCCTGGCCACCGCCATCCACAGCACGGTATTCAATGCTGGGCGGGGTGGTAACGATACGGGCCTCCCGGCCTTCGGGTAGGTGCAGGGGCTTACTCATCGGTGGGCGGGGGCTGGTTGCCGGTCCCGGTCGGCTCTTTAGGTTTAGCCTTGATGGCGTTGGCCAGGGTCTGGCGGTTGACCTGTACGAAGCGCACATCGCCTTCCGCGCCGATGCTATTTTGGTCTTCAAACTCGCGCACCTCGTTGATGCTGTAAACGCCGATGTCGGTCATCACGCGGTAGAATGCGCCGCGGGCGGCCGAATCACCACGTAGTAGCGCGCTCAGGTTGTGCCGCCAGTAGTAGGTTTCCACCTCGTCAGTGCGCAGCAGCTTCAGGCGGTATTCCTGCTCGAAATTGACCAGCCAGGGCATGAGTGTGCTGGTGGTATAGTCGAGGCCTTGCTGCTCAATGTTGTTATTGGTTGAGCGCTCCAAGTCGCCTGTTTTATGAGGCGGTACGCGGAAAATAGCGCAGACCTCTTTCCAAGTGTACTTACGCGTTTCCAGGAATTGCGCATCAGCCGGCGAAAGGCTGATATTCTTGAACTTTAAGCCCTCTTCCAACACGACCACCTTCCCCGCATTGTCTACGCCCTGATAGATGCTAGCAAAGTTTTCCCGCAGACGAGCGGCGGCGTCCTTGGTAAGAGTCTTATCAGATTCAAGCGCGCCGCTGACCTTGGCCCCGTTGCCGTAGAAGTTGGCCCCAGTGCGCTGAGCGGCTAGGCCCGTACCCATGCTTTCACGATGAGCAGACAGCACCGATAAACCCAGAATGCCCTTTTCATCGAGCGTAAGCCCGCGCAGGTGCACAACATCGTAATCGCTGTAAATCTGCGGGTCGCCCCAAAACTTGTAAAAAAGTCGCCCACCACTTTCGCGCACCTCGGTTTCACGCGGATGCTTGTATAACAGCGCCTTTGGCGTGTATCTACGACCCCAATCAATGCGGGCGTAGGCGTTGCCGTGTAAAAGCACCGTGGCGGTCATCTGCATGCGATGCGGCATCGCGTTTTGCAGCGGCGAGGCTTGCAAATTCAGCAGACGGGTGGCCGGATGGTCGAATACGCGCTCTTTGCCACCAGTCGGCTTTTCACGAAACAACTGGCAGGGCAAGGCCGCAATATCTTGGCTGATAGCCATTACGCAGGCCCAAACGGCCGCGAAGCCCAGCGCGGTGCGCTCATTTACGGTAACGCCAGCCATTGTTTGGCCACCCATGCCCAACATGCTTAGTAGACGAGCGTCAGTGTCCTCGGTGCCAATAACTACGCCAGTGTTGCGCTGCTCACGCACTTCCGATACAGCGGCCCGCAACGGGTTGCTGGTATCTTTGGCGGCAGGATTAGACCAGAAGTTGAGACGCACGGCGGGGTTTTGCTTTTGTCAAAGCTCCGATGCAGGGTAGCCGGGGTGCAATGCCAAGCGGGGGCAAAGCGGGGCAAGGGGCTACAGAATCAGTAGCCCCCGCTCTTCGTACACGCTGGTTTCGGGGCCGTCGCCACTCATGTAGCCGCCGAGCGCGTTCACTAGGGCCGCCATGCCATCGACCTTCTCGCTGCTTTTGCCTTTGTCGATTTTGATGTTGCCGGCCGCGTCGCGCTGGAGCACTACGTTGCCGCACATCCATGCCAAAACAGGGTCGCCATAATGGTGAATCTTTACATCAGCTACCAGATTTTCAAGCTCAATAGTGGGAGCCGAGAGACTGGCAAAGCCTTGCCGCAAGGGCTGCATTGGCACGCCCTCTTCTATAAGCTGGCTGACCAGCATAGATGAATTCCAGGGGTCATAGTCGACCATTTGCACCTGATAGGTGTCGCAGGCAGCCCGGATTTCAGCTTTAATAAACTCGTAATCTGTCACGTTGCCGGGCGTAGCAATCAAATACCCCTCGTCCACCCACTGGCGGTAGGGCACCGAGTCCTTTTTGGTGCGCTCATCTACCTTATCCTCAGGCACCCAGAACCAACAGCGCACGTCAAATGCGCCATCCTCTTTAGGGAAAATGAGCACAAATGAGCTGATGTCTCGAGTTTTAGCAAGGTCGAGCCCGCCCCATGCCTGGCGGCCGGTCAGCACCAAGCTGCCCTGCGCGCCCTGCATCCATAGTTCGTTGGGCAGCCATACCTCGGCAGAGTCGGTCCACAGGTTGAGATGCTTAGTCTTGAAATTTACCTGCTGCGAAGGAAGGCGCACGGCAGCCTTAAACTGCTCGCGCAGGTAGGTAAGTGGAAGTGAGACCCCCAGGTTGGGGTTGGCCTTGCGCCAAGTGTCTTCATCCTGCCAGTCATCACCGTCATCAAGTGAGTAGATGATGATGAAGTATGAGTCGTCTTCGTGGGTGCCGTCGAGGAGACCAATGTTGGCTTTGCGTAGCTGGGCACAAGGCCCTTGCTTTAAAAAGCCCGCCGTAGTGATGATGCTTAGCAGCGGCTGCGAGCGGGCACCAGTAGCCGACTTCAGCACCGAGTACAGCGCATCGTTAGGGTGGGCGTGGTACTCGTCAATGATGATGCCGTGCGGGTTCAGGCCGTCTTCGGTCTGGGCCTCGCTGCTCATCGGCACCATCTTCGAAAGGGTAGCCGGGCTGAAAATGGCGTTTTTCTGCACCTTGATTTTCTTCAGCAGCTGGGTGCTCTTCTTAGCCATGTTGCAGGCGTCGCCGAACACGATGCGGGCTTGCTTTTCCTTGGTGGCGGCCGTGTAGATTTCGGCGCCCGCCTCGTTATCGACGGTCAGCAGTTGCAAGCCCACGCCCGAGCTGAATGTGCTCTTGCCATTTTTGCGAGCTACCTCCAAATACGACTCACGGTAGCGGCGCGTGCCATCGGCCCGCTTCCAGCCGAACAAGCTGGCAATGATGAACTGCTGCCAAGGCTCCAGCGTGAGCGGCTGGCCGGCCCAGCGGCCCTTGTTGTGGGTGAGAAACGAGTAGAAGCGCACGGCGGCACCAGCTACCTTTTCATTAAAGCTCAGCCCCCGCTCGTGGCCGTTTTCGAGGTCACGCAGGTGGCGCTCGCAGGCTAACCAAGTGTAGCGCCCCACACGCATGGGTAGTTGGCGCAGCTGAGCGCGCAGAGGCTCGAGCTTGCGCTCCAGCCCGCCGATTTCACGGCTGCGGTCTTTCGCCTCGCCTTCCACGCCAGGGGTAAGTAGTTGTGCCTTTTCATATTCAGCCTGCTCTTTTTTGAGCTTAGCGATACGCAGCACCATCGGGCGCAGCTTATCCTGCACCTCGGCTTCGGCGCGGCCGGCGGCTACGACATCATGGGCGTACTGGTGCCAAGGGGCTAGCATATTATCCTTTCATATCATTCATCATTTCCTCGAACGGGTCCTTCCCATCCTCGCCGCCGAGCGCCGAAACCTTGCTGCGGCTGGCCGGTGTCAGGCCGAACTCGGTGAGCATCTTGTGCGACCGTCGCCATGCGTCCGAAGCGATGGCCACCTGCGGGTAAGGCCGGTGCATCTCATCGCCCTGCTTGGTGTAGGTACAGTAGGTGAAGCCTTCGCGCAACACGAACTCCCGAGCTTCGGCCCACTCAGCTAGCGCCTCGGTGAGCAATTGCAGCGCAGGGCCATCGGCCACGGTGGTGAGTTTCATCGCCAGCAGCACGTTGCCTATTTCGCCCCAATACTGTTTGGCGCGGTCGCTGAGCCAGTCGGGCGGCACGGGCAAATACACCTCAGGCGTGGGCTCGTTTATATTGGTGCGAGATGGCTGCAAAGTACCGCCAAGGGCTTTTTGCGAGGTTGGTTTGCGTGGTCGGCCGCCTGCCATAATATTAAATATTTAGAATATATAACCCGAAGAACTTTTGGGGTCCAGTTTTGCACGAACGCGTTTGCGACTCTGGGCTACGGTGTGGGCGTGATGGCGCCTAGGGATTTTGACCCCCTACCCCCTGGGGCTGTTTTAAGCGCTCTGACGCGCTCTTGGCCTGGTGACAGGGGTTGCACAAGCTTTGATGGTTGTGCGTGTCCCAGAAGTCACCGCCTAGCCTTACCGGGGTAATGTGGTCCACCACCGTAGCGGCGGTAGTGCGCCCCTGCTGCTTGCAGGCCTCGCACAGTGGGTGCGCTGCCTTATGGGTGGCCCGCACCTTCTGCCAGGCGGCCGTGTCGTAGCGGCCATCACGGGCCGCGTGCTGCACGTACTCACGCTTGGCGAGGGCAGGCTGCCAGGGGCGGCGCTTAGCGGACGGTAGCGAAGGCATTGGGCAAAAGCGGATACCAGTTGGCGATTTCGGGCGTGAGCGTCCTTAGGTGCAGCGTCAGCGGCTCAACTACCAGGCCCGGTGGCAGCTGAATACCGCGCACGCGCAGCCGGGTATCATTGTACCACGCTACGCGGCAGGGGGCGGTCGGGCGCAGGTCGAGGTACCAGTGGTAGTCATTGAAGCCAGGTGGCAGCAGATTGATGGGCTGGCCGTGGCGCAGGCCCAGCTGCTCACGCAGGCTGGCATGCAGATGCAGCACGCCTTTGCTGGTGACCGTAAGCGTGGGCATGAGCGGTGTGGGCGGTGGGGTAGGCTGAAGCTCAACCGCGTTATAGTGGGGCGACATAAGCAGAAGAAAGAAAAGCTGTAAGATACAAAAGAACAATTTGTTAAACAATAAAAACGGGGCTTTAGTGCGGTGGTTTGGGCGGGGCCGTAATGATGGCCATCGCCTGGTCTGGCGTGTAGACTATGTGGTACTCCGAGCCTCGCCAGGTGCGCTTGAACTCGGCTTCGCCAGCAGTGAGCTTATCCTTTTCGCTGGCTTTTATCTCCATGAGGAACGTCCGGCCCCGGTAGCCGACGAGGATGTCGAAACAGTTCTTGAGCTGGTGCACGTGGAGCACCGAAGCACCAATAGCCCGCAACCGTTCGACGATTGCGGGCTGATTGGCATCGACTCGGGAGGCGGTGCGCAGCATTAAGAAGAGTAGGGCGTTGGGCCGGGCTTGGCAGTGGCAGCGTCCACCCACGGCTCAGGCGTTGGCTCAAAGGCTTCGGGGCATAGTCGTTTGATGAGTTCAACATCAGTGGTAGCCTCTTTCACCAGCAGGTGGATGCCGTCGTGGTAGTAGCTGAGGCAAATGGCCTTATCCTTTTCTCGCAGCTGCTGCTGTGCCGGGGCGGTCAGGCGGGGCCATTGCGCTCGCCAGTGGTCAAGCTGCTGGCCGTGGCGGCGGTATTCGGGGGCGATGCGGTCGAGGCCGGCTTGTAGCTCCTGCACCTGGGCCACCACTACCGGGCGGGTGTCCGCGTCTTGCAGCAGTTCCTGTAGGTGGCGGTGGCCTCTGGGGCGGGTGCGCCGGAACGGCTCCAGTAGGTAAGCAAGGTGTTCCGCCAAGCCCTTGTATTGCGCCAGGTTCTTCTCGCCTGCGGTCAGCTCGCGCAGCAGCCAGGGGCGGCGGCGCTGGGCTTGGCGGTACCAGCGCGTGCGGCGGCCGGGGGTGCGGCGCAGCAGCGCCAGCAGGTGGCGGCGGGCCGGCTTGAGGGCGGGGTACTGCTTCTTGTAGCTCATGCGGTGGGGAGGGTAATGGGTTTGCCGTGGGGGTGCCAGTTGTCGAAGTCGCTGGGTCCGTCGGTGCGGAAAGGCACGGAGCCCTGGGTAGCGGGGGCCGGGTTGTTGGTGCCGTGCTGGCGGTAGTTCTGAATAGCTTTCACGTCGAGTGGGGCGTGGCCGAGCTTGGGGTCGAGGTAGCGCGAAGTGCCGCGCTCGTAGCTCAGGCGCACGCCTTCCTTGGGCGTTTTCATGCCCACGAGGCCTTCCTGCTTGATTTTGCGGGCGTAGAAGTCCACCGCCGTGTTGGTGGGGTCGTCGTCGGCGTAGGGCCGGTGCACCACGAGGAAGTTATCAACCTTGTTGGCCCACATGCGGCCGCCGCTCACGCTGTATTGGTCGGGTACTTTCAGGTTCATGTCCTTGTCCTTGGTGCGAGCATCCCCCGAGGGGTGGGCGCACACCACCACGCACTGGTGCTCGTCCTCGGCGAAATCGAGCACGTCGTTGAGCTGGCTTTTCAGCATCTCGTCTTCCCGGCCGCCGTACTCCTTGAGGTTGGTCGAAAGGGCGTTCCAGGGGTCGATGAGGCAGCCGTTGACCTTATGGGTTTTGACCGCGTGCTGGAGTACGGGCAGCAACTCGCCCAGCGAGCCCGCTCGGCGGGGGTTGATGAGGTGGAAGCGTTCCAGTATCCAGCCGGCGGCGTCTTCGTACTGGCCGAAGCTCATGCGGGCCGGGCCGGCTTTCGGGTTGGTGGTGCGGCCGACGTAGCTCTGCACCAGCTTGTTGAGGGCGCGGCGGGCGGGCATGTTTTCGGGCACGTAGAGCGCCCACTTCCACTGGTCGTACACGCTCTTGGTGAGCATGAGCTGGAGCATCAATTCGCTCTTGCCGTGGCCGGGCCAGCCCGTGACGAGCGTTACCTCGTCGGGCAGCCACGACCAGTGCGGGGCGATGGTGGGGAAGTGCGTGGGCAGGCCGTTGGGGTCTTCGTTGAACCACGCGTCTTTCATCTCGGCCCAGGCGGCCGTGGCCGTCAGCAGCGCGTCGGCGGGGTGGGGGCGCTCGGGAGCGGTGGGGGCCGCCCGGTGCGCCGCCTGCGTGGTGAAGCGGTGCAGGTTAGGCGGCATGGGCGGGCGGCGGTAAGTAACGGGTGGACACGGCGGCCAGCTGCTGGCGCACGTCGAGCGGGCAGTCGAGGCGGGCCAGGCTGTACTCGAAGGCGGGGAGCTGGCGCAGGCGGGCTACCAGGGGCGAAAGCGGAGCCTCGGTGGGGCGGCGCAGGCGGTCAAGCAGGTTCAGGGCGATGCTCTGCCAGTCGATGAGCAGGGCCTGCTCTAGCGAGTGGGGCTTGGCGGCGTCGTAGGCGTAGTGCAGCTGGCGGTTGAGGGCCGTGACGTTGGCCTGGGTGGCCGTGTGGCGCTGTTCTACCTGCACCGAGTAGGCGGCCACGGCATCAAGGGCGGCGCGAATCAGTTGCAGGTGACGGAACTGGTATTCCGAAAGCTCGGGGCGGCCCTGGGTCTTTTCGCAGTAGAGGAAAAGCGGCAGCAGGGCCTGCTCCAGGTCGTGGCCGGCTTGCTCGGTGGCCTGCTCCACGTCGGAGAGGTCCACGGCCGGCAGTAGCAAAGGCAGGGGCGTGACAGGCATGAGGATGAGAAGATTAGGCGGCGTGGGCGTGCGTGTCGGCTGGCTGGGCGGCGTTGGCCTGGGCCTGCTCGGCGAGGTATTGCTGGTACTCGGGGCTTTGGCGGGCCTGGGCCAGGCCATCGGCGGCCGACTGGCTGTAGCCGAATAGCTCGTCGGGGTTGAAGCTGGTGGGCGGGGTGAGGGCGAGGGCAGTAGGGGCCGGGGTGCGGTCAGCAGGCGTTTCCTCATCCTGCCAGCACTTGCCGTTGAGGTAAGTCAGCGGGTTTTTGCGGTAGCGCTTCTCAGGGGTGGCGGCGACGTAGCCCGGCACATGGGTCAGGGCGGCGTGGCGCTCGGTTGGGGTGAGGGAGTGCCAGCGCTGTTCGCACTTGTGCTTGTCCTCCTTCTTGCCGTAAGCCTGCCAGAAGTTAGCAAAGGCTATTTCCGACTCCGTCAGTTTTGCGTCGGCCTCGGGCTGGGTTTCGGGAGAGAGTATTTTTTTCTTTTTACTAGAAGTACTATCTCTCCCGTTGTCTGGAGTAATTGCGCCCGAAAGGCTGGAGACTTCTTGCCCATAAGGCTGAAGTGTTTGTGCCCGTAAGGGTGGAATATTTACAGCCTTTTCGAGGTAAAGCAGCGTGTAAGTGCTCAAATCGCGCCGGTGCTTGCCACTCTGAAAACCCACGAGCCCCGCCTGTTGGAGGCGATTACGGGCACTGATAAGCGTCTTCTCCGAGATACCCAGCACTCCGCAGAGGTATCCGTTGGCGTGCTTGAAGGGATTCTTCCATTCGAGCATGAAGCAGGTATCCACCAAATGGACATACACTGCTATCTCGCTCGGCTGAAATGAATGCTCCCGCTGGCACTGCCAGAAGTGGCGCATCATGGCCGTATAGGTTTCGTGTTGATTCATGGCGCAGGAGCCAGCCTAGCAGGCCAGGCGTAAAGGCTCGCGGAACAAGTCGCCGCTATCTACCCGCAGCAGGGCGGCGTACACGTCGGCCGCCGGGGCCAGGTGCGCGTGGCGGGTGCCCCACTCGCGCAGGCTGGTCAGGCCCCGGCGCAGGCGGGCTTTGAACTGGCTTTCGGCAATGCCGAGCTTCGCGGCGGCCGTGGCCTCGGGCAGGCCCTGGTAGTAGTGCATCAGCACGCAGGCGCGGGCACTGGCGTCGAGGCCCAGCACGGCGTGCGTCACGGCGGCCACCACGGCCCCGGCCTGCTGCTCGTCTTCCTGGCGCACGGGTAGCTCGTCGGCAGGCGCCGCCAGCGTGGTTGACAGCAGCAGGAACGGGTCTTCGTCCTGGCCCGGTTGGGTAATCCAGTCCTTCTTGCGGTTGTAGCTCGCCGTAAAGCAGTGCCAGCAGATGGTCAAGGCCCACGAGGTGACGGTACCAACAGGCGCAAACTTGTGCGCCCGTAGTTCCGTCAGGATAACCGCCAGTGCCTCCTGCACCAGGTCCTCCCGGCGCTGGGCGTCTTGCAGGCCCTTGCTCCTGAGAAAATACACGAGGCGCGGGCGCAGCTCGGCCAGCACCGGGCCCAGCGGGGCCTCGTTGCCCGTGTCGTAGTAGGTGCGCACCGCCTCCCGGTGGCGCGCATCCTGTTGTTGGCGCGGCGTCATTAGGCGAGGCGTAGCCGATTCTCGGCGCGGGTTTGGTAGTTGTAGATTTCCTCGAACATGGCCAGGTACTGCTTGTGGCTGGCGCACGGGACCAGGGTGCGGGGCTGCTTGAGAATCTTTTCCATGAACACCTTGGCGTCGAAGCCTTCCACGTTGGCTACGCAGTGATACACGGCAGCCACGAAGCCCGTGTGCATGGCCTGCTTGAAGGGGGTCTCGGCCGCTACCCGCTCCACCAGCACCGCCGCCTGCTCGCCTTTGTAGGCCGCATCGCTGGCCTTCCAGGTGCCGGCCCGAAACTCGGCTGCCCGGTTGTTAGTCGAGCCGCCCAGCATCATCTTGGCGTTGCTGAAGCTCAGCGTGGGGTGGCGCTGCCAGAACTTGGTCAGGGCCACGTAGTCGGTGCGGCCCTTCACCGTCCAGTAGTGCAGGTAGTCGGGGCCCTGCCAGTTCTTCTGGGCCACGTTCAGGGTCGTGATGTCGGCCTCGCTCAGCTGCTGGCCAATCTTGTAGTACACGGGCAAACCCAACTCGCGGGCGGCGGCCAGGCGGTGCTGCCCGTCGATGATGCCCATGTCGGCCGTCACGTCGAGCGGCTTCACGTGCAGCAGGTTGCTCTGCTCTATCATGCCCACCAGCTTGCGCACGTGCTTCATGTCTACTACCCGGTTCTCGGGCAGCAGGTGAAACAGGTCGTAGTTGGTGGTCTGGTACACCGTGCCGTCGAGGGCCACGGGGGCGGCCACGAGGTCGGGGGTGGTGGTGAAATGGTCTACTTGCTGGGCCAGGTCGGCCAGCGAAGTCGTTGGCGAAGCGAGCGTTAGGGCGGTATTCATTGCTAAGTGAAGATTAGATGAAGAAGAAATGAACGGCAGTACTTACCTTTGCGCCCACTAGGCGCTGTTTGTGTGGAAGCGTTTGGTTGGATTGGAAGCCGGTCGGGATGACAGCCCCCGACCGGCTTTTTCGTGGGCTAGGCCGCCCGCCGCAGCGGGCTGGCGGTCGGCAGCGTGGCGTAGAAGTCGCGCACGGCCTGCTCGCAGACCGAGTAGCGGTTGCCCAGGTACTGGTGGGCGATGCGGCCCGAGCTGACCAGCTCGCGGGCCATGTCGTCGCCGCAGCCCAGGCGCATCTTGAGGCGGTCGTCGTAGCCCCGGCCGGCGGTGGGCTCGGCCCCGAGGTGGTAGGTGCGGGCCAGGCGGTCGTGGTCTACCTCGGCGGCGGCGCGGGCCGCTTCCTGCCGGGCGGCTATCTCCTGCACGATGGCGCGCTGGGCGGGCTCCGACAGGATGAGGTTCACGGCACCATCCTCAAATTCCAGCGTGCCGGTGAGCGTGCGTTTCATGGGGGAGTGCGTAGGGCGTGGGAGAAGTGAAAAGGCAGTAGGCAGCTTAGGCGGCCCGGCGCAGCTCGCGCTGGCGCTCGGGGTACATGGCAATCACGAGGCCCTCGCGGCGGCGCTCCAGGGCCAATTCGTGGGCGTGGTCGGTGAGGTCGATTTCCGAGAAGTAGAGCTGGATGCTGCCCAGCCACCGCTCGCGCTGGTTCGGCTCGGGGAAGCGGGCGGCTTCGCGGCCGGCGTAGGTGGTGGCGTACTCGGGGCAGAGCGGCACGTAGGCGCGCAGGGCGTAGGGCTGGCCCTGGGCATCGAGGCAGAGGCAGTAGCCCAGCACCGGCAGCACCGTGCCCTTGGGGCGGCCCGCTACCGGGGCCTTGAGGTGCAGCAGGTCGCCTTCGAGCAGGCCCTCGGTGAGCGGGATGGGTTTCTCGCCCTTGAGGGCCGAAGGCAACGGGGGCAGCAAGGGTTTTTCCATAGCTGTAGCGGTGAAAGAGAGGTAGTCAGGTGTGAGAGAAAGGGTAGGGGAGTGACTTAGGCGGCCTGCGCCACGGCGGCGGGTACCTTGTCGGGGTTGGCAGCGGCCCAGGCGGCAAAGCCGGTGGGGTTGGTTTCCTCGGCCAGCTTGAGCACGGCCGGCCAGTACTTGGAACGGCTGCGCTCGCGGAGCACAATTTGCGAGAGGTCGGGCATCGAGGTGCAGCCGGTGCGGTCAGCCAGGATGCCCAAAAAGCCCTCGGGCATCAGATTTCGGATGCCGGGGGGTGGCGGGTTGTTTTTCATTTGCTTACCTTGTGGTGTTGATGATTATGATGACAAAGCTACTAGATATTTCTAGCTGCTTGCAAGAAAAATCAAGTGAACGCCACAAGAAAAATCGTAGAAAAAACGCAACAGCCTGTCCATGAACGATTAAATTTTTTAATCGAGCGGCTTGCTAGTGGCATTCAGGCCCGCTTTGCTGAACGTGTTGGAGTGCCGACCGGCACTATCGGCGACATCTTAGGCAAGAAGAAGTCTAAGCCTGGTTTTGAGCTTACTGGAAAAATCTTGCAGGCGTATCCAGAAGTGAGTGAGCGTTGGCTTATTACAGGTGAGGGGGAGATGCTGAAATCAGATTTTTCTACTGAGCATCAAGAAATTTCTTCGTATCCTCCTGGCCAGAGGAATACCCACGCTGTAGGTTTACTCTCTGATATTCCGGTAATAGAACTGCGTCGCGTCAGCTTCAAAGCACGCGCCAGCTTCAACTACGCACAGCTTCAGCGCGTCAAGGAAAGCGACATCTTCGACACGGTACTGTTCCGCCTGCCTCCTGGCCGCACTGAAGAAGATTATAAGGATGCTCTTGTATTCGACATCGAGGGGGACAGTATGGAGCCGAGTCTCCGCGATGGCCAGCAAGTAATCGCTTGGCCCATACCAGATAGTAAGTGGGAGTACCTGCACAACACCATCTGCGTCGTGGACTACGACGAGACGGTAACGGTTAAGGCAGTACTAAAAAACGACCTTAATAATACTGATGGTCTGACGTTGCACGCTACTGGTGGGCTGGGAGGCTCCTTCACCGTCGCACGTAAGGATATTCACTCCATCTGGGAAGTGAGGGAGTTCTATGGGGTGGTACCAGTGCGGTTACTTCCATAAGAATATGTAGTCACTTTCAAGCAGGTGCTTGGTAAGAATAAACTGAAAGCATTAGATGCTATTTATACTTCTTATGGGCTGTGCTGGCTAAGTATTAATAATGAAATGCTAATACTATCTTTTGAATATAAATATTAAATAATTATTATAATTGAACATTTACACTCTTCTCCTAATGGCTTCTAAGCCCACGAAAACATTCTTTAATCGACAAAAAGAAGGCTCTCAGAAGAAAGCCAATATTGTTTCCAACTACTTTTGGATTTGGTCGAAAACACTAGTTCGTAAACTGCGCCCTGGACAGTATCTGCAATTCTTTGATTTATATGCAGGGGCAGGCCGCTATGTAGATGGTAATGCCTCTACACCATTGCTCATATTGGAGAAAGTAGTCCGTGATGAACAATTACGGGAAAATGTCAAACTTATATTCAATGAAAAGAAGAAAGCTAATTATAAGGCCCTTCTTGAAGAGATAAATTCTTTCCCAGGCGTTGAAACATTGAAGTACACCCCAGTAATATACAACGAAGAGGTAGGTGGAGGAAATATTGAAAATATGTTGCTGGATAAGCAGCTAATGCCAACATTACTTTTTGCTGACCCTTTTGGGTATAAGGGTTTATCCACTGATTTATTTACGACCGTATTACGTCAATACGGTTGTGAAATAATATTTTTCTTTAATTACAGACGTATCAATGCGGCAATTTCTAATAAAGTATTTGAGCCGCACATGGAAATGCTATTTGGGCAAGAACGAGCTAAAAGACTTCGGGCAGAAGTAACTTTTAGAACTGAATATGATGCAGAGCTTGGAGAAACTATAACGGAACCTGTTTCACCTAAAGACCGCGAGCTTATTCTTGTTAGCGGGATGCGAAGCGCTTTCTCAGACGGCTTCTATCCGCAAAAAGTACATACTCAGGAATTTCAAGTTAAAACTCATACTGGAGGACGCACAAGCCATTACCTAATGTTTATCACTAAAAATGCCTTTGCATTTGGAAAGATGACAGAGGTAATGGCTAAGCAAAGTTCTCAGCATATTCAAGGGGTTGCATCACTTGGGTATAATCCTAAGCACGCTCAACTTGATATGTTTCTGTCTACACCCGAACGTGGTCCTTTAGATGAGTTAATGGATGAATTGGCAAAGTTCTACGCCGGTCAGTCTCTCGTTTTCGAGAAGCTTTTTCGTGAGCACCAACTTATCGCTAAACGCTTCACATTTGCAAATTATAGAGAGGCGCTGTTGCGCCTAGAAAAAAACGGAATAATTTCTGTATCGCGTGAAGAGGAGCGGCGAGTCATAAAAGATGTCTTGACACTTCCTGAGGATTGTGTTGTTACATTTGCTAAATAAATTAGTGAACAAATCTTCTATAGTCTTATGGCACAGTCAAGCATCGAGTGGACAGAACTCACTTGGAACCCAACTACAGGGTGCGATAAGCTCTCTGCCGGCTGTAAATTCTGCTACGCCGAAGTGATGACCAAGCGCCTCAAGGCGATGGGCCAAGAGAAGTATGCCGATGGTTTCAAAATCATCCGTACCCATGATGCAGAGCTTACCCGGCCTTTCACTTGGGGTGGGCGCAAAACGGTCTTCGTCAACTCTATGAGTGACTTATTTCACGTCAATGTGCCGTTGCCCTTCATCAAGAAGGTATTCGATACCATGAATAAGTGCCCCCAACACAAGTTTCAGGTACTTACTAAGCGCGCCGAACTACTGGAAGACTTCTCACCAGAACTGAACTGGACGGAAAATATTTGGATGGGCGTTTCTGTTGAGGACTACCGCGTTCGCGACCGCATCGACCACTTGCGCCGTTGCGGTGCCCAAACCAAATTTCTCTCCTTGGAGCCGCTGCTCGGGCCATTACCTGACATGGACTTAACAGGCATTCACTGGGTAATTGTAGGTGGCGAGTCTGGCCGTAAGCCCCGGCCAATGCAGGAGGAATGGGTAGAGGATATTCGCAAGCAGTGCGAAGCAGCTGGGGTAGCCTTCTTCTTCAAGCAGTGGGGCGGGCGGAACAAGAAGGCGGCTGGCCGTGAACTGAACGGACGCACTTACGACGAGATGCCGGTTGAGCCAAGTCAGCGCCAAGAGGTTGTGTTGGTGTAACTAACTGCCTGCGCTAACATAATAAAAAAAGCCCTGTATTAACAGGGCTTTTTTGTTGTTTACTTCGACCTGCTGTAGGCTACTAAGAAGCCCCACCAGGTTGGCGGGGCTTTGCAGGTAATGAGCTTTCATTCTTATTGCTTGGCTCTCTAGGCGGGTTTATTAGTGTTACGTGAAATAGTTGGGTAAGACTGAAAATATTAGACAATATATCTTTGAATGCAATAACGGTATAAAGTAGCATCATTAACAATGCGTATGCAAAGAAATAATTTACATAAGATAGTGTGTTAATTGCAAATGTATTATGCGAGCTTATTTTAATTATATTCAACATTGAAAAGCGACCTATTAATGCTAAAAGCAGCGTCGCTGATTGGACTAGAATAGTAAGCGCAAAAACACAGCTTACTTTTTGGAACACACTGATGCTGCTATTGCCAGGTTTGCTAGTCAAGCTTTTAAGTAAATTGCTATTGGCGAAGCTTATTAATATCGTATACCCACCCAGCAAAAAACCTAAAAGCGAGGGCATTACGGATACTGTAGCATCAATTATACTTGTTACTAACTTTTGAGAGTCTAGTTGAGCAAGTACAAAGCTCACTAGTAATATTGTGGCTATAACTATAGGCCAGATAAGACCTGCATAGAGTAGGTCTCTTGGGTAGAGATGCCACAGACCTTTTAACCCGGGCTCGTGCTGAGTTATCAGTGGGTTTTGGACATCATTCATCTTGAGGTGAGTTTGCAGGTCGTGGGTACATTTCTAATAATCTGTTACTTACATCGCTCAGTAGCTCACTTGGCTGGGCTGACACGATAGTCTCTTTGAGCGGAGCAGAAGTAGGCTCGATTTTTCTTTTGCGGCCCGAAGGGCCTTGTTCGGTAGCCTCCACTTCGCCATTATTACGTGCTAAATCTAGCGCTCCGGTCAGTACAGAACTCTTGCTTACATCTAATAGTTCACCCTTTTCTGCGGTTGCAATTATATGCCAACTACCTGAATTAGTGTCAATTAACTGTTGCTGAATTAAGGCTGCAAAGTCCCCTGACATATCGTTGTTAGCATATGTTAATTTTATGTCTAGACGAGATAGTGACTTAGACTCAACAATGCGTTGGTATTGCTGCTCAGAAGGTGCAATGTCTATGTCAATGTGCTGCTCCTTATCAATTGCTTGGCCGAAAGCCCGTTCAAAGAAAAGTGCCGCTTGTTTCGGAGTTAGTGTACCGACTCCTTTCTTAAGTGCCAAGCGGTGATTTGCTGGCACAAAAAAGAAAGGGGTCTGCTTGCTGTTAGCAGCCATACCAGCCGGTATTTCCACATCAGTTTCTTCAGCGTTAGGGTCTTCTAAGTCAAGCCAGCGCCCATTTTGAATAATTGTGTATCGGGTAATGTACCCGAATATTATTTCTCGCCCATTGACTCGCTCACGTATGCACCGCCATAAAATAGCTCCAAGGTCAGGGGCGATTTTTATCTTTTTACGCTGGTTACCCGTTTTAATGAACAGGTCTGCGTACTGTGTAGCTGTGCTTTCTTTGGCATCTGGCTGACGTAGCTTGATGTTTAGAATATTAAAGGTGGTACGCACCTTTGCCGACTTCTTAGCCATTACAATAATTGGTAAATTATTAATCTTTCGTTGCCTCTTCCGTGGGCAATTGAATAGAAGTCAGCCGCCAAGACAGCCCATCGCGGTGCATGGTCAGGGCCACCGTTTGCTTATGCGTTTCCTTATCAAGCAAGCGTAGGGTGTAGCGGTCGAGCGAGTTGTACGAGCCTTCTAAATCGGCCTTGCTGTCCAGCGGCTCACTAGCTGCTTCTTTGGCTGAAGCATCACTGTCTTTGTCGAAAGCAGCCGAGCGGTTGCCTTTAATGAGCGCTACTAGGTGGGTAGGGGTCACGGCCGCATCTACCATCGTCTCCACCATCTTGCCGGCGAACATCATGCCCAGGCCCGCAAAAGGGTTGTTTTTCATTTCGCTGTCATTGGCCAGCTTTTGCTGCATCATGGCCGTGAGCTGCTCTTTCAGGCTTTCTTTCACAGCCGGCACGTCCACCCTTTCGCGGATGCCTTCTACGTCACCGGCATCGGCGGCTACCTTAATATCGCGTAATGCGCGCTGCGGCCCGGTATAGAGCCAAAACCCGGCGGCCAGTACGGCCACAATGAACAGGAAGAGGTAAGTTTTTTTCATAGGTGTAGGGTAAGAGTGAATGGGGCACTAAACATAGTGAAAAACTTTGATAGATACGCCCGTAGCTTCGTAGCACCCCACCTACCCCCGCAGCTATGGCAACCTGGCAGTTCATTGAACTCGCAACCCACCCCGACACCATAATTAACGTGTCGCAGATTGTTTCTATTGAGAAAGTGGAGGTCGTAGTCTCAGACCAAAAGCGTAAAGCTTACGAGGTGGCAGGCTCACCAGCAGCCATAACCCATACCCTTAGCGTTTACTTGGTTGGAGGCAAGAACATAGAACTAGCGTTCGACTCAGAAGCGAGGTGTATCGCCACGCTAAAGATGATGCGAATGGCGCTGAAGCCGCTGCTGGTCAAGAAGCCTTCTTTGCCAGGCGATGAGCCATCGACACCCAAGAAGACTCGGCCATTTACGGTGCGTAGAAAGCCACGTAATCCCGACAACGGACCCAGCCAAGCAGAAGAACCACCTACCACCGGAGATGCATAGGGCAGCCCCCACGCAAACCCCGAACACCCCGCCAGTAGGGGCGCAGCCCCCACGCCGGCTCCAGCTATTGTGCGCGCCGCTGCGCCTCTTGCAGCCACTGCTTGGCCTCGTCGATGTCGCTAAACAGGTGCATCTGCAACTGCCCATCCAACCCCAGGGCCATCGACTGCGCCGAGCTGGCGGCCAGCGATTCCGAGCTCACGACGTTGGCGAAGTGCGTGAGGCCCCCGGCAATGGCGCGCGGGGCCCAGTTGGTTACAATCCACTCCACGGCGTGGTCCCAGGGGCCGATGACCTGGCGGTTGTCGTTGAGCAGGTAGGCGCACTTGTGCTCTGCCAGGGGCAGCAGGCAGGCATCCGCCCCCGCCACGATGCCCACATACGTCTGATAGCCTATCCAGTCGTTATGTACCCAGTGGTTGGCCGGGTCGTAGGCAATACGCAGATAAACTTTGCCGAAGCCATTGATAAGGTCGGTGGGCATGAGAAGAGTACATGGAAAAGGAGGTGCAAGCTACGCCGGAACCCTACTTGCACGGGGCTTTTGCCTTCATCGCCCGCCAGGCCCCGCCAGTAGGGGAGAAACCCCGCCCACCAGTGGGGCTTTTTTGCTACTAACACTACTAGCAGCCGGTGCTAACTTGCCGGCGTTATGGAGTACACCTTCCGCCAAGTCCTCTCGCGCCCCGACAAAGACGGCCGCTGCCGCATCGTGCTCGATGTGACGTGGGAGGGCCAGCGCCAGAAGGTGGCTACCGGCGTCAGCTGCCTGCCTGCCCACTTCCAGCCCACCGCCAAGCGCGTCGTCAGCCCCAAAGACCCGCACGCCGCCCTTTACAATGCCAAGCTGGCCGCGCTCGTCGATAAGGTCGAGAAGGCCCAGCTGCACGCCGCCGCCGCCGACGAGGCCTTTGTGCCACCTGTCAAACCCAAGCGCGCCAAGGTCGAAGCCCCCAAGCTCACCACGCCCGCCGACTTCCACGCCGCCTGGCTGGCCGAAAACCCCCACCAAGGCAAAAGCGGGGCCCGGCGCTACAAGCAAGTGGTGGCCCACCTCGAAGCCTACCGCGCCGACTGGCCCCTCACCACGCTTACCCGCAAGGAGTACCTCGACTACATAGCCCACGTCGCCGGCCTGGGCCTCGTGGACAGCACCACCATCAAGCACGTCAAGTTTCTGCGCGAATGCTTCCGCCTGGCCGGCCTGGCCGTGCCGAGCTGGCTCAAGATGCAGGTGCGCTACGGCCGCTCGCCCGCCCTGCAAGCCGCCGAGCTGCGCAAGCTCATCAGCCTGCCGCTCTTCGAGCAACCGGCGCTGGAGCAGGAGCGCGACATGTTTCTGCTGCAAACCTTGCTCATGCTGCGCGACTCGGACCTGCGCCAGCTGCGGCCGCACCATGTGAGCCCGCACGAGTTGCCCGGCGTAGGCAGCCAGTTGGTGCTCACCATTCACCAGGATAAAACGATAGGGGAGGTGCGCCTGCCGCTGCCGCCGCTGGCCGCTGCCATCTGGACTAAGTACGGCGGCCAACTACCCGTGAAAGCCCAGCAGCACCGCAATCGCTATACGAAGCTGCTGATGGAGCGCGCCGGCCTCACCCGAGGCTTTGTGCGAGTGCGTTTTGTGCATGGAGAACCAGTTGAGGAGGTATTTCCGCTCTGGCAGGTGGTCACCACGCACACGGCGCGCCACACAGGCGCCGACATGGTGATGCTGGGTTCCGGCGGCAATTCGGACTTAAAGGAAAAGGCGCTCGGGCACGCCGGCGTCTACGGCCACGACGCGCTGGAGCGCTACGGCCCGGCCTTGCTCACTGCCTGGAAAGTGGTACTGGGTGCAACTGAAATAAATGCACCCAAACCAGCCCCCCGCAAGCCCCGAAATAAACCCAGGCTGACGGGCGGCGGCATGCTGATAAGGCCCGTTAAAAGGGGCTAGCGTGGGGTTTTTGTAGGTTATCCTGGGTAAACCCTAGAGACCAAGTGGGCCCACCTGAACGCCTTGCAAGGTGCTGTTAATCAGCATTTTGCAAGGCGTTTTAC